ATATCGTAATGATAATTTATTGTCCTCAACACAAGGTTGTTTTAACCAACCTGGTAAGTTAGCATGCATTACTCTAACTTTTGTTACTAAATTCTTTGCTGTTTCTTGTTTTGTAGCGATAACCAAGATATTCTTATCTTGTTGAAATGTCATCATCCACAATGCATATCCAGCAGTTAATGTTGATAAACCCAATTGACGAGCCTTTAACACAATATTATAATCGTGTTGCATAAAAGATTGTAGTGATTTTTCCTGAAAGTCGTATAAGTTAAAATTAACTTTACCTCTAACAGGGTGTTGGATTATTCCATACTTACCCAAAAAATAAACTGGGTCTTGTGCACACTTAGCATATTCTCTTTTAATAGCTTCTTTTAATTGTTTTTTATCTTCCATTAATCAACTATTTCACCGGCAAGTTTTACTGAAACTGAAGTTGCAACTACACCAAATGTAAAATACAACCACTT